GACAATTGGATAGTGGTTTACTCAGTCAATGGGCGAAATTGTTACCAGTATTAAGAGGATTAAGTAAATTTTCTGTTGGTCTTGGTGCTGCGGATGTAGCCTTTACCGTAGGAGAAATGAGCAATCATGTTGCAAATCGCGCAAGCGGCAAGATGAACGAAGAAGATTTTAAGAAAAAGATGACAACTGGTTATGCGCAACTGATATCAACTGTTGGAATTACTGGATTTACAACAGCAATAGGTGCCGCTGCGGGTGCAGCTGGTGGAACACTAGCACTCCCATTTATAGGGACACTTGGTGGAGGATTAGCAGGTGGAATTGTTGGTGGAATTACTGGTGGAATTTTAGCAATTATGCTCGAGGAAGATGAAGGCGAAGATACAGTTATTAGAGATCTTGGAGAAAGAGTGTTTGAACTGATCCACGAAGGTAAAGTGCCTTTCATATCACCTGCAGTAACTCCTCCCACATCTGCGCAAGGAACACCTACTACTGCTGCAACGCAAGGTTCATCGCGAGGTTCACAAAACACGACAGCTGGTAGCAGAGGACAATCTCGTGTAACATCACCGACAGGTCCAAGAAATGCAACACGAGCTGTTAGAAACAACAATCCTGGAAATATAGAATTCGCAAATCAACGCGAAGCAGTAGGGTCAGATGGTCGATTTGCTATATTTCCAACACGAGAGGCTGGATTGCGTGCATTGGAAACGCAAATCAGACTCGACATCAGAAGAGGCGACACACTAGAAAAATTCATCAGTGAGTATGCACCAAAAAGTGAAAATGATACGCGCAAATACATAAATTATGTTTCAAGCGCATCAGGTGTGCAGCCTTATGAAAAAATACCAGAATCAAAAATACCATTAGTGATGGCGGCTATAATCCAAATGGAAGGTGGGAATGAATCATCCGTATACTATGCTAATAGTTTGAGAAGTGGTTATTCTACTGGAACTAGAGTTGCTGTCGCTACTGCCGATGCTGTGACAACATCACCACCACCACTCACTGTTTCTACTACAAATGCACCAGTTGCTACTATACCTTCTGCTGAAGATAAACCAAAAGTAGAACAAAATGTTGAAGCAGCAATTGAGGCTAAAGTCGCTTTGGGACAAGTTAATATAGTACAGAATCAAATGGTTGCTGCAGTTGGCGCATTGAATCAAAAAATTGTTGATGTGACAAAAAAGACTACAACGGAATTCCCATTCACATCGAATCCAGAAGCAGCAATCAGTTCTTACAGAGCATAAAAAAGGGGGACTTAAAGTCCCCCCGAAAACACCTACCGTTTTCTAATCGAAATTACTCAGCAGCAAGTTTCTCGAAGAATGCCATATCGTCATCTTCGACGCTGACATTCTCAGCAGTGACCTTCTTGGCTGGAGCAGAACGAATGACAGGAGCGGCTGCTTCCTCATCATCAACACGCTTTGCAGATGCACCAGCAACGCCACCAGCACCAAGAACCTTATCCAACTTCGCCTTGAGTTCATCATAGGACTTGAAGTTTTCTGCCTTCAAGAAATCCTTGAGTGAATATGCAGACTTCCAAACCTGCTCAATCTTCGCATCGTCGCTATCGAACAACGCAGCAGGAGATTCAAACTCCGACTTGTCATAGTTGCGATAGCCTTCGACGTTACGAATCTTGACCTTGAAGTTTGCACCCTTCCAAAAATCGAAAGGATTCATTGGAGTCTCATCAGCAAACTGCGGCTCAAGTTGCTCCTTGATCTTGTCGAAAATCTTCTTTCCGAACTTGAACAAGAACACCTTGCCCTCATTTTGCGGACGCTTGGCGTCAGAGATCACAAGAACGTTTGCGATATAGGTCAACTTGCGCTTCTGCTTACGAGCAATTTCCTTGTTGGCTTCAACGCCAGAATTCCAAAGAACTGTGTTGTACTCAGAAACGGGGTCAGTTTTGCCAAGAGTTGTGAGAGAATTCTCAATGTACCAACCACCTGGACCTTGGAATCCGTGCGACCAGATTTGAACCCAAGGAAGACCATCTTCACCGTCGACTGCTGGAGTATCGAGGAATCGGATAACTGCATATCCGTTGCCAGCGGCGTCAACTTCTGGTTGCCAAAAACGATCATCAACGTTCTTGCCACCACCATTACCTGCTGAAGATGCTTCAACTGCCTTCTTCAATTTGTCAAGGGACGAACCCTTCTTAAGACTTGATAGACTCATTTATATTCTCCGTATAGCGTTGTATTAATGTATATCGACTTGTCCACTTTCTTCATCACCATATCATTATATATCATTTCAGTCTGCAAGTAAAGTTTCTTTTGTTAGAAGTTTATACTTGTCGACGTTCACTGCAAGAAAGGCTCCATATTTGCGAATCTTTCTTGACACTTTGGGATAGATGATATCATCTGAAATCTTCTTGTCCCAAATTCGAATAAAGTCGAAGATGTTATTGAGGATAACCATCGTTTCAATCGTAACATCTTTTTGGAGAAATGTGACTAGCAGTTTTGGAAACTGCCCATCTTCGACTTTAAATAAATCATTGAATGTTTCTTTCGTCGCAATCTTTTGCAGATCCTCGACATAAATCTTGCTCATGGAATCCGTGGTTCGTTTCCAATCCCGATAAGTTTCTTCAGCCTCGTCTTCAAGCAATGACTTGGTCCAATTATCGTCACTGTGTACAAAATTAGCAACCAGAAATGGAACCATCTCATCGTCGCGATACTTGCGCGCAAGACGATGGAATAGAAACTTGTCACGACGTTTTTGAAATGCATCTATCGATACTCGAGTCTTGCCATCATAATGGAAGAAGTTATAATTCTCTGAGGTGAAGTGTAACTTGATGGCTTGATAAGTGCAATACAAATCGTAACCGTTCAAACTTTTCCTCGCTTAAACTGTTCTAGTAGAGCGCGCATCTTTGCTTGCGTCTCATCATCAATCTCGGTCGCATCTTCTGCTTTATTCTTTTCTGCTTCGTTCACTGCCGTCACCAAGTCACTTGCACTTTGCGTTCCTGTAAAGAATGCAGGAAGCAATAACCACCAAAGAGATGACTTTGTCGCATAAATCATGATGCCAGTGAATGTCCACACAAACACATTCCAGATTAGAATCTGCCAAGTCATATCGGCAATTTCCCAATCTTTGGTAGATATCTCAAATCCATTGCTTCGCAATGAATGATGCTTTTCAAAGATTCATTGATAAGAGTTGCAGCAACTTCGATCTCAAGATTATTTCTTTCGCAATAAGTTGTGATTGCATCCATATGATCAATTCTTTCTTTTATTGCCATTTCCATAATCATAATAGAGAAGTTATTTTTTTCTTCGCGAGTTGCCATATTAGATCTCATATTCACTCAAGGAATTGTTCAACTGCTGAGTCACACGAACAAACGTTGTGCGCTTACTCAACTCTTTCAATTCACTTGCCCCCACATAAGTACATGCCGAACGTAATCCACCCAAAATATCTTGCATAGTTCGTTTCACCTCGCCACGATATGGAATCTCTACAGTCTTGCCTTCAGATGCTCTGTAATTGGCAACACCACCATTATGCAGATCCATTGCAGTATCAGAACTCATTCCGTAGAATTTATTTCCACCCAGTGCACTTGCTCCGCCTTCCTTGTGACCAGCCAACATTCCACCAAGCATCACGAAATCGGCTCCCGCAGCGAATGCTTTCACCACGTCTCCAGGAACGGAACACCCTCCATCCGCTATGATATGACCCCTGAGACCATGAGCAGCATCAGCACACTCAATAACTGCACTCAACTGCGGGTAGCCGACGCCTGTCTTTTTGCGAGTAGTGCAAACAGAGCCAGGACCAATACCAACTTTCACGATGTCAACACCGCCAATAATTAGTTCTTCCGTCATCTCTGGTGTGACGACATTACCTGCCATCAATACAACATAAGGATAACGATCACGGAAATGACGAACGAAATTTACAAAGGCTTGCGTATATCCATTCGCAACGTCAATACAAACATACATGTATCGATTTTTAACTGCGTTATACACTTCATCGAATTTCTTTAAATCTTCTGCAGAAGTACCAAGAGAATAAATGGTGCTGTCTAATCTCCGCGCAAAGTGACTGATTAATTCAGGTGCACCATAATGTTTAGTCACAGCAACCATACAATTATGGTTGGCGAACTCTAAATCCATTTCGAAAGTACCAACGCCATCCATATTGGCAGCAATAATCGGGATGCCTTTCCAACTATTACCACTTCTAAAAGTGAATGTTCTTTCTAGATTTACTTCGCTTCTTGAAGAAAGGTTAGAACGTTTCGGAGTGATGAGGACATCTTTATAGTCCAACTTAACGTCTTCAATAATTCTCATAAAGCCTCAATGATAAAAAATATGCTGACCAATTTTCTTGATCATCCTTTTGCTTTCAGCCCAATTAGGATTAACATATACAGCATGAAAATGTTTTGCAGATCCAATTATACCGTATTCGTGTTTAGAAATCAATATGTTTTCAGCAATTTTAACTGAATCACGCCAAGCATCAGTATTCTTACGAACTTTTGTTTTGCCTTCACAGACCCAAGAGAATTGACAAATGCCTTTGGACTTTTGGTGAACAACGCCGCAAACTGTTCTTGGATACTGCTTGCTCTTGACGCGATTCATGGTCACTTCGGCAACAGCAATCTTGCCAGCACGAGGCTCACCACCTGCTTCAAAATAGATGTTGCGAGCCAAGCACTCGACTTCTCTCATTACTGCTTTTCATAAGAGAGATTTAGAAACTCAACTTTATGATTTAGAGTTTCAAGTTCTGATTGTAAGATAATATTAGCGGTTTGCTGGGCTTCTAATTTATTCTGCACTATGTTCACCATACTGAATGGCACATAAAGAACAAAGAATATTAAAGCAAAAAGCCCACCCCACATACAGAACAAACTGTGATTACGATCAAAATATTTTTCTATGCGTGTTAACACATCGACTGCATTCATGTTAGTTTCCTCCATTATTGCAGCGAACCAACGTTCTTTTCATGATATAATAAGTCTATTATTTAGGATTCTTGCGCAATTGCCACATTGCGATTATGAAATCAACTCGGTGCGCAGTTGTATGATTTGCCAAAACCTTTTCTCGACCATTTTTTGCAATATGTTCTCGCTCCTCATCATTCTTACAATAGTAAAGCAGTTTTTCAATACAGTCTTCTTCATTATTATAATATACAATATCACGATTTTCAACAAATAATTCATTTATTCTTGTTTGTGGTCCCAAACGATCTGTTAGCACCATTCTACCCGCAGCCATTCCCTCAAAAATTCTGCGAGTAATTTCTTTATGTTTGCTTTGCTGTAATACAATTCGACCAGAGTTCAAGAATTCATTATGTTCCTTTCCAACCCATCCATTTTTATTGATAACATAAAGAGGCAAATTTCTTGCCATGCTATCAATGATTGGAGCATATCGATTCATTCCCCTTGAGCAGACACCCATATACTTTGGTTTCTTTTTGAGGGGCTTGTATATTTGAGTGTCTGCAAAATGGGGAGACCAAAAAGCATTGAATCCATCGCCTCGATATCTGCCTGCACATGATGCATCTGGACTCAACACTAAATCGAAGTATGGTGCTTTGACAGCATTCTCATAAAATTGTTGAGGGTCGTCGCCAGATTCCATCACACAATATGCGCCAGTTGGTCGTAATTGAGATAAGATTGGTGACGTGTGTCGACCCCAATCCATGTGCATGATTATATCTGGGTTTGTTTTGAACAACTGACTGAGATTCGAATCAGTGTAGTTCTGATCTTTATCAATCAAAGAGTAGATTGATGTTTTCCATCCACGACGTTTAAACTCATCTACGATGGAGAGTGGGGTTGACCACTTGTCAGATTTGTTGTGCGCAAATAAAAATGATATTGTATTCATAATTTAAAAGAGGGTGGCGAGTTTCCCCGCCACCCAAACCTTTCTGTTACCGAGCGGTCAACTCTTTGTGCTCAATGTGCTTATTAGGCAGCGAGAGCCATAGGTGTAAATGAATCATCGTTTGCATTTACTGTGTTTGCGCTGATTAAGTCAGTCGCCTCACTGGTTGCTGTCAGGTTATTACTTGCCCTGTCGAAGCCAAATTCATCCCCGTCAGATAGCCATCACGTACATTGCTGCAGAGGTGATGGGCATTTGGTGGAGATGTCGGGGGTCGAACCCGAGTCCAGAACACCTTTAATTGTCAGTTTACAACCATTAATAATATTTATTCATTTAGAACTTTTGCGACAGAGTTAATTACTGCCGCAATACGACCGATATCGCGGAGTCGTTCAACAGTCATTCCTTCTTTCTTCAAAGTATCATAATGGGCTTTGACACAGAAGTGACATTTGCCAACAATCGATGCAGCGAGAGAATATGACTCAAAATTAATTTTTGAAACGCCACCATGATTTACAATCCCATTCATGCGGAGTCCTGCAGGAAGTCCTTTCAGTGCAGGGTCATCCGCCATTTCAACATAAGGATACCAAACATTATTTTGAGCCATGATAGTTGCTGCTATCAATGCTGCATTACACTCAGCATCATCTTCCATTGCTTGCTCGATAACGGACAGCAACTTCCCGTTGCCTGTAGCCATCGCAGCAGCAACTGCACATCCGTGTGCAATCACAGGATGAAGAGAACTGCGCAAAAGAACTGCATCAAGGTTCAACTTTACATCTTTTGCATACTCTGGTAGAGCATCTTTGATTGTATCAACCCAAATCATTCTTCATCCTCTTTACTAATTTCTTCAAATAAATCTTTTTCTGCTCGACAATCTGGACATTCGAAGTCATCTGGAAGATCTTCCCATTTCCCATATCTGTCGTCATACTTCCAACCACAAATTATACAAATATGTTCGACTTCTTGTGCCATATATTATCCGTTCTTTGGTACTTCCGTGCAGCGTGAGAACAAATAGGCTTTTGCTGTACGCATTTCTGTGTTGCTCAAAAAGCCATCTTGGTTCTTGTCTGCTCTTTCAAACAATGCACTTGATACGGTGCAATAACGATTTACATCTTCAAAAGAAACTTTGCCATCCTTGTCAAAGTCATACTGCGTCACGCGGTCTTGAGCCATCGCTGGCGCAGATAACATAATCAATCCAATGATTAATTTCTTCATTTAAGTTTTCCTTTATTTTGAGAGAGTTGCTTCACCAACCTGACGATTGCACTGGCAAAGTTCACCCGTCTGCAAAGCATCGAGGATACGAAGTGTTTCCTCTGGATTGCGTCCGACGTTTAGATTATTCACAGTCACATGCTGAATGATTCCATCTGGATCAACGATAAACGTTGCGCGAAGAGCAGCACCTGCTGGCTTGTAGAACACACCGAGTTGCTGAACGAGACTTTGTGTATCTTCATCCCACACATCGTCAAGATCACGTGCTGTATCAGCAAAGAACCAAGATGTAGTTTTCTTAAGATCTTCGTGAGCATTCTTCCATGCCAACTTGCAGAACTCGTTGTCTGTTGAACCAATCAAAAGAACCGCATCGCGGTCAGCAAAATCTTTGTTCAATTTGTCATAGGCAACGATTTCTGTTGGGCAAACAAAGGTGAAGTCCTTTGGATAGAACACAACGACCTTCCACTTGCCTTCAAAAGAAAGATCTGTAATTGTTTCAAATGCATCATCTGGTGTCAATGCTCCTGGCTTGACTCCAGTGATTGCGAAATGCTTTACTTTATCTCCAACTGTCTTCATTTTCAAACTCCTGTATAACTAAAACCTATACGAAACCTATACACAAGGGTATATATGCAAAGAGATACCCTGAATCGCTTTTTGAGCGATAAATTAATTTTATGGAAATAATTGATATAGACTATCAGGCGACGATGTTATATTCTTCGCGGAGAATCTTCTTGTATGGTTTGCCTTCAGCCATCAATTCAGAGACAAGAAGAAGGCGGTCGCGCAATTCCCAACGACCATCGCGCTGCAGTGCTTCGATGATTACACGAAGTTCATATTCATTAATGGGTAGATCCATGTTCACAACCTCCATAATATAAGAATATTATAGCGCACTTTTAGGCAAGAAGCAAGTTACTCTTGTTCTTATATGCAGTGATATACTTCAGGAGTTCTTGTCGATGAACCTCTAGTTCATCTTCTTTCACCACAAGAGTTTGGCAGAAGTTCGCAGTATCGACACCGATGAGAATAATGACCTGCTTTGGATCAAGTCCAGTCATCTCATGAAACATCTGGCGATAAGCAGCGGCTTGCATAAAGTAATTGCCAATGTTCTCTTTCTTCTTGAGACGAACAGAAGTCTTGAAGTCGATTACAGAGAGAATTCCATTATGTTCGGCGATACAATCTACAGTTCCCGCAAGACCAAGTTCATGAGAGAATAGACGATCTTCGAGACAGTGAATGTTATCCACCTTTGCGTCTATTTCTTGCTTCATTCGAACGAACAAAGACTTGACGTTCGGGAGCATCTCGAGAGAAGAGATATCCTCATTCTTGAGATACATTTCTAGTGCTTTATGGACACCAGTTCCGCGAGTGGTGGCTTTGCGAGAGATCTCATTGGCTTTGGCTTCACCAACTCTCTTGCGCCATTCCATGATACCTTCTTTCCCATAATCAGAAAGAACAGTAGTGACAGACGGATACTTCTCACCAGTAGGAGTGACATAGCATCGAGTGCCATCGACATTCTCTTGCAAGAGTTTTGGGAAATCATGACGAATATGGTTAAACATAATGGAGTATCTCAATCAAAACCGACATAGTCTATTCTATAGCATTATCAAGTAAATGTCAACTATTCTCTTGTTTCTCGTATTTCTCAACAGCAATTAGAAAGTCCTTAACAAGGCTGCTGCGAACGATATCGTCTGTCGTGAACTCAATATTGGTAAACGATGGCATCATCTTCGCGATCTCGTGGAACTTCTTCATTCCAGACTTGTCTTTGTTATTGCGATACAAGTCAGTTTGCTTGTAGTCACCACAGAAGATAATCTTGGAGCGATATCCAACACGAGTCATGATTGTTGATAGTTCTTCGAATGTCATATTCTGACATTCATCAACCACGATAATCGCATCATCGAAACTCATACCACGAATGAAACTAGTCGAGATAAACTCAATGCGTCCGCATTCTTTCAATGCCTCATATGAATCGCGACGACCAAACAGCGTATGAAATATTTGCATGTATGGTTGTTCATACAAACTCATCTTGTCTTCGACAGATCCTGGAGTGAATCCTAGATCACGAGACTGAACAGCAGAGCGTACAATGACAACTCGATGAAACGAGGATGTCTTATCAAGCACTTCTTGAATGGCTTGATAACAGGCAATGAATGACTTACCAGTTCCTGCTGAACCACAAAGCATGGTGAAGTAATCACCACGTTTGTATCCCTCAAAGAACTTTGCCTGATTCTCTGTCAGTGGTTCGAACTGCTTGAGTTCGGTTGCTTTAATTCGTTGAGGTTTTTTCTCAACGACCCCTTCACTGAATTCAATAACAGTATTAGAGATTTTCTTCTTGCTCAAAGCCCCTCACTTCCCTGCTGATGCAGCGGCTTGCTTTTTACGATGCTTTTCTAAAACCTGATCTGTCTTAATTCGTTTTGCGCTTTTTCTTAAGACGTTATCTGCAAGTTGGCTTCTCGGATTCTGTTCTGCAATCTTATGCATAACTTCTTTCCAAGTATTGTCTGTTTTCTTTCCAGCCAAGTCACCAGTTCCACTGTAACTGAACATTGGTGCGTCGCTGTAATATCTTTCTAGATGCGGATTATCTGCCTTGAATTGATCATAGACAGTAACAGACATTGTATGTTCTTCAATCTTCTTTGTC